TCGCATTAGTGGAATGAAGAATATCAAGGGATGGGGGTCTCCTATGGGTGGGTCCCTGAGAACCTCTTCCCTTGGTGCCTTCAAGTCGAGCATGGTTCTTAGGTCGTCCTTAGGCGTTGGTTACGACCTCAAGGGTTTGGCCACCTCTGCTCCTACCTCCATGCGTTCTCCTCGGACTCAGCTCTCTGGGCTTATGGGCTTCGTGAGCGGCATGTCTGGGGGTTTCGATGCGTAAGGTACTCTGGAAGCCCCAGCCGGGACCTCAGACTACGTTCTTGACGTGTCCCTTTGAGGAAGTGCTGTACGGCGGGTCTGCGGGAGGTGGCAAGACTGATGCTCTGCTCGGTGACTTCATTTCCGGCATTGAGCAATACGGGGCGGCGTGGCACGGGTTGATCGCTCGGCGTTCTTTCCCGATGCTGCGGGAGATTGAGAAGCGGGCACTGGAGATCCTTGCTCCCCACTACGGCGCCGATTGCTATAAACGCGGTGAGAAGATCTGGCGTATCCCTACTCCCAAGGGCGAGTGCTCCCTAAAGCTGGCGAGTATTGATGATGCGATTAAGGTTATCGACCATCAGGGTCAGCAGTACACCGTCCATAAGTCTACTGTTGTCAACACCTTGCGTGGTCCCGTCCCTATCCCTTCAGTAGTTGTCGGCGATATGGTCCTGACTCTTGATGGTCCTCGTGAGGTCCTTGTGGTCCATGGGCCTTACGTTAAGGCTGGCGTCAAGATGGTTGTCTCTTCTGGCGGCGAGGAGCTTGGTTATCAGATTCAGGGCGAGCATCATTCGGTTCTCACAGGTTCGGGTTGGCTTTCTGCCAGTGGATGTCGTTTTCCCGGCATATCCTTCTCACGGTCACAGGGCTCATGTTTAGGCTCGCCACACTCCTCTTCGGGTCGGCGGCGGCCTTCCTCACCATGTCAATCACTGCTGGCACGGTGCGGCGCTTCCCCTTGCCCCAGTTCCCTGAGATCTGTCGGTGGTACATCATGTGCGTGCTCTGATCTGGAAACAACAGGAGCCCCTCAATGCGATTGTTTGTTTTGTCGCTTCCTTCGTGGTGAACAACTTCTCGACCGCCGAGTAACCGTCCAAGCTTCTCTTCCATTACCAGCCGGTGTTGCATCACCATCCCGAAGCGATTTGCCGCTGGGTGGTCGGGGCAGTGCTCCTGCACATAGCCCGCCGAGTGGATTCGGGTACGAGCACCCGTATACCGGGAGACCTGCGGAATGGACAGGGGATTGTGCTGATTTAACATTGGACTTCTTTCCGGTTGGCGATCAAGTGATGTACGATCTAACTGTGGCTGACAATGCTCAGTATGCTACACTCTGTCATGTGGATGGTCAAGTGACTGTTGGCGGCGATGCTCGCTCCCCGGTTCCCCTGATCAACTGTAATTCTTGGGTTGGGCTTGATGAGGCTACTCAGTGGCCGGACGATTCTGTTCTTGAGTACCTGATCACCCGTACCCGTTCTCCCAAGGGTTCTCCCACCTACTTCCGTCTTACGGCAAATCCCGGCGGCGTGGGCCATGCTTGGGTGAAAGACCGCTTCCGTATCGGCGTGGTGCCCGAGATGGAGCCATTCAAGGTCGAGGGGCGTGTCAGGGACGGAGAGACCCATGACATCACTCGGGTCTTCATTCCGGCGAAGGTCACCGATAACCAGATTTTGATGCAGAACGATCCCACCTACATCGACAAGCTCAACAACATCTCTGATCCGATTCTCCGCAAAGCATTGTACGAGGGCGACTGGGACATTGTGGCAGGTGCGGCGTTTCCCGAGTTCTCGCTTGAGAACCATGTTTGCGAACCTTTCGAGATTCCTCAAGGCTCTCGGGTCATCCGCATGATGGACTGGGGATTCGTTAAGCCCTATGCGGTTCTCTGGCAGTATGTGAACTTCGATGGCCGCACTTACGTTCTTCGTGAGCTCTACGGCCAAGGCCCGAGAACCGGTGAAGGTAGCCGCGAGAACCCCGAAGAGGTCATCGAGAAGATCTGGAACATCGAGCGAGAGATGGGGTGGAACGTCACTCAGGCGTTCTTGGATCCACAGTGCTGGGCAGAGCATGGCGGCGACAGCGAATATGACCTCCTTGGTGGCCCCAAGGGTCGGTGGCAACCATGGCCGAAGGGCCCGGGCTCCCGCCGCCAACACAAGCAACTGGTCCATGAGATGCTCAAGGTCGTCAATGGCGAGAGTCGCGTGCAGATCTTTAAGCACTGCCATCACCTGATAAGAACCCTTGGCACCCTTCCCATCGACCAGCGCAACCCAGAGGTCGTGGATACTGACAGCGAGGATCACATGTACGATGCGTTCAGGGGCGGCAACGCCACCCGGGCCAAATTCAACCGTTTTGGAAGGGCCGGCCGCGAACTCGAGTTCTTCGATAACCTTCTCACGCCTACCGCTCAGAGTGGACGCGGCAGAAACTTTGGCGGCTGGTAATGTACCGGAATGTGGCCCTTAACGCCTACGGAGAGATGGTAAGCACGGAGTGGGTGATACAGGAGCGCATGCACTTCGCCACCATGTTCGGTAGCAAGTATGACCGATCCAAGAAGCTTTCGGTACTGGTGCGCCTCCCAAGGCGGCACCGTCCCATGTACTCCGTATGCGTGCCCGGATTTGGTCATCTCTTCCGCCCGAAGTGGTGTCACACCTCTCAGTACGCTGAGTTTATCCTGTGCGAGTACAACAAGGGTCGGGGGTGTGACGACACCCCCTCTGAGAGTTTGTGGCTTACAAGCAAAGCTAGACCCCTTACGCGGCATGTTGATGTTGGCGCACGTCTCCCTCATGTGTTCCTGTATCAGGGAATCCTCATCCGGCGGTTCGGCGATGATGTGTCGGCTACGGCGTGGGACAAGTGGTACAAGGCCCGTAGGAAGGTCAAACTGTCCTATAAGCGGCCGCACCGTGAATCTGCGTTAAGCTCTTACCGCTCGTTCCGGAGTAACGAAATGCTTGACAAAGAGATGGATGATCGAGTATATGAGCTTGTGTTATCACTGACCGGCCAAGGAGACGACCCTGAATGATTATCAAAAGCGTCAATCAAGAGGTTCTTGCGTCCCAGCTTCTTAGCCGGTACGAGGAGCTCAAGAACGCACGAGCAGTCAAGGAAGACATTTGGTTGCAGTGTGTTGACGCCTTCTTGTGTCAATTCCCTGACGTATGGAATGAGCGGGCTGAGGCTGAGAAGCGGTCGGCCAGATACGTTGGAATGAGCTTCGATGCTGTCGAAAGCAACCATTCTGCGATCCTCTCAATGCTCATGCCCGGCGATAATTGGCTTGGTTTGGAACCTTCCCGGGCAGGGCACATCGAGATTGACGATGAGGCCGCCAAGGATATTACCTCTCTCCTGCACCAACAGCATTACCAAATGGGCTTCCGTTCCGACATGAGCCTCTTGGTCAAGCAGGCGGCCATTACCGGCAACGCCCCCTACTCAGTGGGGTGGCGTACCGAGAGTGCAGTCAATTACCCGGCCTTTGAACAAGCCATGCAGGCTTGGCAAGTAATCCATAAAGAAGCTTGGGAGCAGTATAATCGCGAGATGCAGGCTTGGGAACAGCAAGCCCAGCTCGCGCAAGCACAGGGAAGCCCGCCTCCTCCCCGTCCCTCTCTCACTGCTCCCGAGCCTCCCCCCGGTAATCCAGAGCTGGCCTACTCCGGCCCAAGCTTTGAGACCGGTAGCATCTTCGATTACATCATCGACCCATACTCGCCGGATCCAACCAATCCTGTGGTATTCAAGCGTTCTTGGCTCTCTCAGTCCGCCTTTGATGCACTCAGCACCCGCAACAGCTACGGCTATTCGGCATACGAGAACGCTGAGGACGTTCAGCGGGTAGAGCGCAAGTCAGGGCAGGACGCCTCGTCTGAGCTCGCCATGCTTTCCGCCTTTGGCTTAGAGGCACCTCCCGGAGATGCTATTGAGATTATTGAGTGCTGGGGCACCATCGAGACCGAGAAGGGTAACGGCGAGCGTGAGGCCTATACGGGCTTCGTGGGGGCTATTGCCAATCGTGGGTCCCTCGTGCGCTTCGAGCCTACCTACCTCTGGTCCGGCAAATCACCGCACGGCATGTGCAAGTACCGTGATGTACCCGGTCAGGTTTACGGTATTGGAGCCCTTGAGAACGTACTTGGGCTTCAGGACCTCATTAACGTGAGAGTCAACCAGCTTATCGACATTGTGAGCTTTGCGGTTAATCCCGAGTACAAGGCCATTGATGACGGCATCCTCGAGGAGACCTTCACCTCGGCCAGCAGTAAGGTCCA